CCTCTACGTCCATAACCCGATGAGATCGTCACCACAAATTTGGTAGGCGGATTCGTCCATGTGATTATTGTAATTCGCAGCGAAATCGTTGAGAATACATAACACAGTCCATCCAGGGCCTTGACCCATAAGTGCTCCACATTTTGTGATTTTACCGTTATGTTAGAAACCTGAATCTACGAGTTTATGCTCACAGATGACGGAATCCATAGCGGCTCTCCACCAGGAGGGTTCCCCAATATTTTTAATTAGTCTATCGAGAACGAACTAGGCTAATGGGATTGAAATTGGATCGGTTGATTTGGAAAAATCGGCGCTATAAAGTTTAGTGTCCGAACGTGTAGAATAGAGCTTTGTCGCTTTATTTTGTAAAACAGAACTGAGAGCCTTCATCTTTGAAGTGAATGGCATAAGGTAAGAAGTCATACTTCTCGCACACCAGGATACAGCGCTCGAATTTATGGTAGCGACCCTTATCTTTCCCGTCGGTTCCACAATTGGGAGTACCTTGATATCGGTTGCCAAACCTGCAGATTTGACTGTATTCTCGAATGTATCTTTGATATTTATCGACTAACATTTAATATTCTTGTGAAATACTAGATTCTCAATAGCTTTGTTAATTTCAGCAAAAGGAATTTTACTTAGCAAATCATAAGCATCATCATCTGATCTTGGCTTGTGTGATTGAGAATTAGCAGGAGAATAAAAGTTCGTGAGTTCCTTTTTATAAAAGAGCTCAGTAATTATTTAGTTCAAGACCCCGTCTAAATAGTTCTCAGGATCAGCGACCAGATCCTCCCATCGGACTTTAATGTATGGAGATAGAAGTTATCTGATATGTTCCAACTGGTAATAGTCAGCGTCGTTGTTACGGCCATATAGCTTGTAAGCTATAACGGACCCGCCTTTCATCTTCGGCTACTCGAGGCAACTTGAGTTGTTCGGATATGGAATGATGGGATCGTAATGCCTATACCTGGAGCATAGTTTATCTATGTGAGCCCCTAATGCTAACTTTAGTTAGGGGTCATCCAGGATGGGAGACTAGACATGAGTGCATATTCTAAGCACCGCCGCATCAACCTCGGTTTAGATTTCAGATTGGCTGGGTCTCTGTTATGAGCATGCTCTGGCTACACTTGATAGGATAAACAATCTATCATTTTACTTGGGATAGAATTATTTACCGAACCATTGGTATTTAACTTTGTCACCAACGTATAGGAGTCGTGCAGTATCGGATAAGATCTTGATGTTTTTCTTGAAGTTAAGAGAGAGTAGTAGTACAAATTTGACTTACTATGAAATGATAAACTCATCCCTTGAACCTTTAAAGGTGATTTTGGGTTTTACTTAACCAA